CTGCCCCACCAAAGCAGCGTTTTTGATTATCCTCTTTTCTGTATCTATGGATATTTCGCTAAACGCCCCGTCGAATTGGTTTTTGATTTCTCTTAACTTTTTCATTTTTTCTTATTCCTGTCTCGCCAAGTCTGATAGCACATCGCCTGTATCTGCTCATCTGGTCTATCCGGAGCAGCTTTAGTTTCAAAGGCTATACAGCGACTTACAAATTCGCTTTGCTTCTCGTCTTTCGCTGGTTTTGGCATTGGCATATCCAAATCCTTTAGCGCAATAAAAAAAGGCGGCTGACTAAAACACAGTATTTTTACTGCATCTCAATCAGTCGCCTTTTTGTTGGTCAACTAATTTGGCTAACGGTATTTACTTTTTAGAATGGTCTCAGTTTAATCGCATCCGAAATTCTGTGAGCTTCTTTCACCGAGCCATTTCGCACCTTAAACCTTACTGTCAAATCACCAAACTGAAGCTCAAAGGCCATTTGCCTTATCTGCTTACTGAAAGTATCCAACAAATCACTTGTATTTGTCAAGTCTTTTTTTTGGTTATCTTCTAATTGCTGCTCTGCCATAGAGTTATAAGCCTAAATTTTTTCTTTTTTATGCCACTATTTTATGAGTTTTAACAAACTCCGCTTGCGTTGGTGCAAAATCAAGCTCTTCATTCGGCACTTCTGTAAACACTGGTTCGGCATAACACATACAATTATGTGTTGCAATTCCATTTGCGAAGTAGTAAGATTGAGTAGTTTCCAAATTATAAACATAGCCACTAAAGTGAAAGGATTCAATATGGACAATTCTATCAAGGAACCCAAAAGAAGTAGCTGGAATAGATTCGACTTGCCTATCAGTGAAATCATCGCTTTGTACAAATCGGGATTTTCCGAACAACGACTTGCTAAGAGATTTGGTGTTAATCGTGGCACCATCAGACGAAGATTGGTTGAAACTGGAACCGAAATCAGAAGGCAAAGACAGGCCAATTTCCTTCGCTCTGGTAATTATTCTATCGAAGAGAGAAGGCGAATGACTAAAAGAGCCAATAAAGTTCGCAGAGGGATGAAAGTCTCCTGGGAAACTAAATGCAGGCACGCCCAAACAATCGAGAAACAACCTTATAAATCGGGCATTATCTCTGAAGCGGAAATACAACTGCGAAAATTGCTCGCAAATAGAGGCGTGCAAACTATTCCTCAAAAAGCTATTGGAGCTTACAATTGCGACCTTGCTACCTATCCCATCGCCGTGGAAGTCTTCGGTGGAAATTTTCACTGGGCGGGAAGACATGGAGCTCGTTTTATGCAACGCACTAACTATATTCTGAATTCTGGCTGGTTTTTGTATATTATATCTGTTGACAATGGGCACATTGGCAGCATTGACGCAGACAACGCTGTTGCTTTCATTGAGTTTATTCGCAGCAATAAATTGTCCATTAGAGAATATAGGGTGGTTGGGCGTGCAGGTAAGTTGTTGGCCAGTGGCCGTGCTAAAGGTAATCATTTGACCTTCATACCAACGGCTTATTGCCCCAGTTATATTACCACCTGCTTGAACAATCGTCTTACCTAAAACACAATTCGGGTGGTATGGAATCATAGGCGGATTGTTCTTTGGGAAAAACTTACCGTCCACATACTCATCATAAGGAGCCGGATTATCACTACCAACTCTACTGATAAAACCTTTGAGCCACGTTTTCTTTTTGACGTATCTGACCATTCCTTCGTGATAAGCCCTTGCGTATTCTGTTCTTGCTAATCTCCGTGCGTTTCGATATGCCGACCTGTAAACACCGCGGCCCGGGTGATATGCCTTTGCCGGTTTGCTCAATACCAATTTACCATCTTTTCTCACCCGATGAAACCTTGCATTCGGTTCTGCCAAGTATGGCTTTATATCCCTTGCGACCTTATCGACGCTTTCACCCAAAAGCACTCCAGTATTTATCCTGTTTCTGATTAGCTTCTCCGCATCCCACGTAATGTCCCACACCTTTCGTGAAAATGCTATTCTGCCATATTGAGTACGCAAAAGATAATCCATTGCATCCGAATTGATTCTGCCCCACACGCTGGCTTTCCATAGCTCTCTGCCGACATCATAAGTCCTTATCTTACCATCCACCCCGATAAAACTTGAACCAATACCCAGCTTCGCATTTTTCGGCAGCTTCATATTCTGCAACGAATATATATAAGTCTGCATCCCAAAACTAACACTTTGCCTCATACCCTTTTTTATATGCCCGTTCAGTCCGGGTCTTAACTGCCTGATTATTCCTCGAATACTATCAGGATTAGGCTTTGTATTTGCGCCTAAAAGACTTATCAATCGTCCTGGTGGCAATTTCCCCTCTACTGCATATTGATTAAGCCTCTTCTCAATTTTATCAGCAGCAGACGACAACAGAGCGTATATCTCCCTTTCCTGCTTAACCGTATAATGCAGCCAATTCTTGCGACTATTAAGAACGGCCTGTCGGATTGTCTCTTGACTGTTCATTCTTATACCATTCCCATTTCCACCACAGAAATCGTATTTGTATTCCAGACCGCATAGATTCGTAAAAATGCCCGATTTCCAAATTGAACAAACCAAACCCGCTATCATATTCTGCCTTGTAGTAATAAAGTATAACAGTACAAAAAGAAGTCCTCTCGACCAAAAAAGAAAGAAATCTAAATCCTTTTTTTCGTCCCCTTATATTAACAATTTCTACCCTCATTTCAGTCTCTCCTAATCGTACATCGTTCGAGCAATGTCCTTATCTCTACATCCGGTCTCACAAACAATTCAATATCAGCAGTCACTATCTCATCAACCCCTATATGTAAATTGACACTTCTCAACGGTAGTTTTTGCCCGTTCAATAATAAATAAGGCTCACATTTACCCTCTTCGACTTTAGCAGTAAGTACGGGCACTTTCATATCGCCTATTTTTTCAGGAGGAACATAACTCATTTCAAACTCTCCAAATACTCTGGCGTCAATCCTTCACCCAAAGCATCCACGAAATTCGGGTCTCTGTTCAGCCGGTAAAACAACTCTTCGTCTTTATTGTATAAAATAAAGGTGCCGTTCTTATCCACGCCGTAATAATCAAAGCCACGCTCCAGCCACTTCTTAACAATCCTCGGTGCTTTCTTTTTCGGGCCGACTACGTGTGTCTCTTTTTGAGTAGATTCAGGTTTTACCACCTTTGGAATAGATTTATCATCGGCCATTGCCTCTAATTTTGCCAGTTCCTGCAACTCATCAAAGTCTGCATCTACCCTGTAGTCGCCCTTTTCATCGAGCACACTTGCCCTCAACTGCTCAAGCCTTTCCCTGTCCTTTGCACTTAGCTTTGCCATATTCAAAATCCCTTTCATTTTACGTATATTCCGGCTCATCTGCCTGAGCACGATTCTTTTCCTTTTCGCCTTCTATGTCAATCTGTGCCTGTTCATCTTCATAATCATAGCCCAACTTTGCAGATATAGTCTTATCGGAAGCCCAGCCATTCTGTCTGTGTATCTGATATGCAGTAGTGTCCTTTTCCAAGTCTCTGTGAACCATTGAATCAAAGTTTACAGAACACTCTTCGCTTGCAGCCTCTGGTATAGCTCCTGCCGTTTTGCCAAATCTGACAATCTTTTTGAAAATCTCTTTGATATAATCACCAATTACATCCTGCCAATCTTCAATTGCTTTAACCATCGGACTCTCGGCAACTAATGCCGATGCGTAATTCTGGTTTGAGTAATCACCGGTAACCACGCCCTCAACAAGCTGTGTGCCCTTACAAATCATCCTCTCGATATTTCGCCCATCATCTTTTGTATCTGTGGCGTTGATATTGAGGTTCTTAAACTCATAGTCCACCCCTTTAGCTACAATAGCACTGCCTGGTTTAGGCATTTTTTTATTTGGTGTTCTCCCCGCCGCCGTTGTGCTCTCATCCTTAAACTTTGCTTTCAATGCTTCTGCTGAAAATGCTCCTTCAGGTTTAATTACCAGATGAAAGAAATTGCGAATCCGGTTTAATCTTATTCTGTCATCGAGCCAAAGCTGATAATTTTTCAAGTATTTGGCTATACCTATGAAGAAACTTTTACCCCTCTTTTCGTTACTATCGCACAGTATCTTGCCGTGAACGATTTCCTCAGCGTCTATCTCTTCAGTATCTTCGATATTATTCTTAAAAAAGCATCGGTGATATTTGAGAACTGTCTCAACATCATCAGGGTCTGTCTCTATGCCGTAACTGTGTGTATTGCTCTTATCCTTGATTTCTTCGGGGTCTATAAACCTTACTGCCAAGTAATCGGCAGTTTTAGATTGTTTTTTACCCTCTTCTCCGTATTCATAGTTGATTTGTCCGTTAGCCTTGAAAAGCCGCAGAAAGAACTCGCCATCACGCAGAAGCCTTCTCACTAATTCTTTTGACCGCCTATCAAACTTATTCTGCTTATCATTACACCAAGCGTCCCAATAAGCCTGAGCATCTTCGTCGGTAGCCGCAACAGAAGCATTCCGGCCCAAAATAAAGCCAACCATTGACCCAATCAATCCTCTTGCTCCAGGGTCTTTGTAGTATAACTTCCTTGCTTGCTCTCTCAGCGTATCTAAATCAGCTTCACTATAACTGTCCTTATTGCCGGCAAGCAACGTCCAATCGCCCTCGTCCTCATCTTGAGCAAATTCAGGTGTTGACTCTATCAATCCAGCAGCTTTTTTGTAAACACTGGCCAGATATTTAGCTTGTTCTCTTTTTGCGGTCCAAGCTGGAAATACGCTTTCTAACATTGTTCTATCTCCCTATAAAAAAAAGACGCTATGAGTCCACAGCACACCCACAGCGTCTTAATACATCCCTGCTTAATTTCCGGTAAATCCATTTACCTGCTTACCCAATATCTTCCCGATTGTTTCCTACATAAAATCCCGCCGCTTCCAACTCATCCTTAATCTTTTCGGCCATTTTCACATCGGCAATCTTAAACCAAAGCCTTATTTCGCCATTATGAAGCTCTATACAGTGGGCGGTCTCTGTAAAGGCTTCGTTGAATTTCTTAATAAATGTATCTACGACTTCAGGATTGAAAACGTGCTGGATAACTAAACCGACTTCCCCTTGTCTTTTGAGCATCCCCTTTATAGTAAGGTCATTTAGCGTGTTTTCTATGGCCCGCTTAATAATCTTTTGCTCTCTGCGCTTTAGCAAAAACACGGACCAAAGAATAATGCTACTTAGCAAGCATCCTAAACAAAATATCAACCAAAACCCAAAATCGGCAAACATTTTTAACTCTCATTCTGTTTGCCTTCCCGAACACAATTTCTCTATCTTTTCTTTTTACCTATACCAAGTTCTGTGCCTCTCCGCAATCCATTCTAAACCAGCATGTTCTTCAATATACCAATCTACCCCATCTGGAATTTTTACTACTCTTAAACTTGCGCTCTTATCATTTGCCTCATCTCCAAGTTCTTCTACGCATTTTATCAAAGAAGGATTGGTGCGGGTCGTTTTCTGATACTTCTCGTCTAAATTCTTAAAACTATCTAAAAAAACATTTATATCTGCACCAGCAATAACTAAATACTGCTTTGCTTTTTCAGACAAACCAAATCCGCCGTATACAGTATTTATTACTACCTTTGTCATCCATATTGCCCTATCACATAAACTTCTGGCTCAATATACTCTGCCAGCATTCGATAAGCTCCACTCGTTGCATCTACCTGGTCATCGTGCTTATCGCCCTGCCCTGTAAATTCTACCAATTCGTCTATGTAATTGTCAATCCCTTTTCCTCGAACAAGATAGAATTTCCCCGCTTCTGCCCTCGCAATCCACGGTAACGCCCTCGTCAATTTATCCTTATCCTCATTAAACGCATATAAAGCTATGCTCGCCATCTCCAAATCAGCCATTAAGTCCTGAAAAAATCCCTTCTGCGTTCCGCAGGTTTCAATCCCAACAGGCAATTTTTCACTAATCGCAATAGTTTTGAGCATCCTTTTGCCAACCGGCCACTCCATCTGCTCTCTCACAATACGCCTAACATAGACATTATTGTTTTGGTCCCGCCCCATCTGCACCGAAGCTGTATAATCGGCACTTGTTTTAGCTGTAACCGCTAAATCCCAATACCTCACCCACTGGACATTAGGCGGCAAATCCTCTGCATCTATAACCTTCGCCCATTCTCTCTTAAACACCGCTCCGCCCGGCGGACTCGGCTGCTGCTGATATAAAGCGTTAAAGTCATACGTGCCTATGGTGGCCTTTATCTTGCGTAAGGCGCTTTCAGGGTATTTTGATACCCACAGTGCCTCATTCGGCTGCCTGTGGTCACAGGGGCGCGTAAATTCACCCTTCTCGAACAAGGCAGGCAAACTAATGACTTTCCACTTATCGGCTTCGGGGTCGATTTTCATCTTGTCGATACACCAGCCAGCCAAATCGTGTAAATGCCAACGGGTAAGCAGCATCAATATCCGTCCACCTTTTTCTAATCTCGTCCGAAAAGTGGATTTATACCATTCGATAACCCCATCTCTTACCGTTTCGCTCTCCGCCTCTTGCCTGTTCTTAAATGGGTCATCGATAATACCTATATCCGCCCCACGTCCCGTCAATCCACCCCCAACACCAGAAGCCCTAAATCGGCCTCGCTTACCAACTATCGTAAATTCGTTCGCCTGTCTAATAGCTGTCTCATCATACCTGTTACCCTTTGTAGCCAATCTGGTATGAGGAAAAACCTGCGAATAGCGGTTGCCCAACATCACCCTTTGAGCATCCCTACTCATAGCCCCCGCCAAATCAGCCGAATAGCTTCCAAATAGAACCTGTGCATCTGGATTTCTACCGAAGATATACCCTGGTAAGCGTCTTGAGCATTGCTCGCTTTTCCCGTGCCGCGGTGGCTCTTGAATTAAAAGGTTATATGGCTCCTCAGCAACCAGCCAAGCATCTATCTCATCAGCAACCAGCCTGTGATGCCAGTTTACCTGATAATCGCCCTCAAACGTGAAAGTGGTGAAGTTTAACAGGCTTCTGCGGGCAAGCTCAATCTCTACCTCTTGCCGCCTGCTGTCAATCTCACTGTTTATTTGTTGGAGTGTTGGCATCTTTATTATTTATGCCTATAAAAAAACAACCAGATTACGAACCGTGTTAATAAGCTGGGTTTTTGAGGATAGAAAAAATCTCGATAAACAGGATAACAGCCCCAAATACGTAGACAAATAGCCATATATAGACTCCTGCACACGCCTTCCTCCTGCGACCTCATTTCAAAGTATAAACTTATCACGAATTACCTTCCTTTCAATTTTCTCTGCATTATCAATAGCGTTTCAGTGGATATATCCTTTAGCCTATTATCCACCAACTCCGGCCTGCTATCCGCCTCACCCCTCAATAATAGCTCCAATCGTATCATCTTATCGAGGTCAGCAGCAGGCTTTTTAGTAATCTGCCCTCTTTTTATCAATTTGACAATCTTGTCCTTAGCGAATTGCACAATTTTTAGGTTCTCTGCCAAACTGTTAGCTAAATTATCATCCTGTTTGGCTTGTGCTTTCAATTGAACTGCTGCCAACCTGCCGACCCAATCCTGCAACTCCATATATTTTTCAATCGTTGTATGCGAAACTTTACACTTCTTGGCTACAAAATTGACAGACTGCCTCTCTACCCAGACCTTAAACATTGTATCTAACTTCTTTTGTGTCAGCTTTTTAGCCACTTTTACTTATTCCCCAGCACTCCCACCAAATCTCGCACGTTCTTGATAACTCTCGATGCGTCTGACGCACGAAGGAAGCTCTTCATACTTGAGCAATTTGTAGCCCCTTAATTCCATACATTCTTTTCTGTATTTGTATAATTGGCAAGGGCCTAATGACCAAAAACCATAGGGATGTTCAAGTCTTGCCCGATAGCTACATTCCTTATTATCTTTTTTACAAATATCAAAAGATGTGCCTTCACGGTAAAAAAAAGTAGAATTACAACCCGCTATAAGCATAAAAACGATGATTATAGTTATCTTGCTTGCCTGTTTTTCCGCCTTAATCATTAACCTTATTATACTTCTTTTACTTCAAAAAGGCAAGGTTCGGCTCTTCTTTTTCCCAATAGCCTTGTGTGTTTTGTTATACCTTTTTCGGCAATCCTCTCAATGCTCGAATAACCGCTTCCGCCCTTTCGCCTATAAGTTTAGTCAATTCTACTTCCAATTTTTCCCAATCCTCTGGATACTCGGCCTTAAACTTTTCAATCGATGCAACAACACCGGCCGCTGTGTTATAATACAAATCCGCCTCTTCTTGTGCTTTTGTAATTTGCGGTTTCAGTCTTCGCCACATACCGACTAATCCGCCGGCAATACCAGCTATCAGGCCAGCGATAGGCCAAAATACAGATAAAGCATTGCCGCCAATTTCAGCAACATTAGCACCTTCTGCTACCTTGTCCAAAAACGCTGCCGTGTTCGGGTCAAGCTGATACAGCTTCGCTCCAGTTGCAGGGTTAGTGCTTTCAACGCATCCTGCAACAAATAAGACTATCATCATAATCATCACAATCACAATCCATTTCGCTCTCATTTTACTACTCCTTTTATACTTCCTTCCCAGCCCGTAGTTCTTTGATTTTATCAGTCATCATTCACCTGCCTTTCCTGTGTCCTTGCCTTTCAGGGCTTGCTTTGCTTTACGTTTTCGTATTGCATATATAATTGCGAAAACGATAGAACAAACTATACATTCCCCCGCTTTGAAAAGAACCAAAATGCTCAATGTTTTGTACTCAAATCTCCAAAGTAATAAAGCAAGAATAAACCACAAGATAGACAACAGTTCTTCTTGAACACTTCTACTCATCCTATTTACCTGCCTTTCTTAATGCGTTGCGGCTCTCTTGAAACTTATCACCCGAACCCATTTATTCAAAAATTGCTCTATATTTTTAGCCTTGTTAATTCTGATAATTGCATTGTAAAAACTATCTCTCGTATCAAATCCCTCACAGATAATATCCTTGTTTGATATTTCGTTTATTTTCTCCACCCTTATCCCTGTTGTCTCAAGCCAGATACGGGCAGCCCATTTGGGCATAAAAATTGGTGAACGCCATTTAGCGCACCGCCCTTGTTTATCTTTATTGCTTTTTAGTTTTGTGTATTTTCCGGCTTTAGTTTTGAAATTTATTAGACCGTTATCTACTTTATAATCAACGCAAGTTGCACTTCCGCCACACCCCAGCCCAATACGAGCATATCTAAAAATTTCTTTTACCCAAAGCAAATCGCCGACCTTGCCGTAGGGACAATGCTGCACTAATTCGCATAAAAAATCATCAATGTCCGGCCACGCACTCAATTTGACTTTTTTTGTTGTCCACTTCCAGCCAGCAGCTTGCCATTCGGGTTGCGGCACTATAACCCTTCTCGTCTGTGATTTTCGGTCGTCAAGTATCGCCCTGACCGATTCGCCTATAAATCTGATTGGATGTTCACTCATTTTTCAGCCTCGCTTAAACCAACTCGTTTGCCCATAACTTCTTGCCAAGCAATAATCTGAGAGACAAATAAACCGTATTGACCCTGCTGTTGTTTGGTATAACCGTATTCTTCAGCACATCGCTCTACATTATTTTCCCACCATTCAAACGGTTTGATAATACAGCCGGACTTTATAAGCCCAGGCGAAAACCAGTGTATTGGAAAAGCCGCAGAACAATAGACGGGCAAAGTAACACAATCACCAAACCTAACCCTGTCGCCGAGCTTGACCCTGTCGCCAAGCTTGACCTCGTCGCCAAGTGGCGAAACAGACCATCCATCCTGCTTTTGCCAACTTCTTATTTCTTTTATATTTGCGCTCTTAATCATTTTTCAGCCTCTCTTAAACCACAACCGGCCGCAAGGAAATGCGACCGGCCACAAGATGTTCTTGTTTTTTATGTCGAAACACATACCATCCGCCCTTGCGCTTACAGCCGATTTTGCCCCTTAACCATTTGCCATTTAGTTTATATTCAACCTCATCGCCGATATACAACGGCACGGCATTTCGACGACCATCATAATCCAACCAACATATAAAAGGTTTGCCTCGTGGCACTTCACTTTCTCCTAAACCACAAAACCACAACAAGCCCTTTTTGCTCGCTCCGATAAACAAAATAATTCCTCGTGGGATTTTCCCTTCATTATTGCCCGATGCACATCTTTTATTGTTTCAGCCATATCAATCACCTGGTCATAATAACTCTTTCGCAGATTCATCTGCAGCCAGAGCATATCAAATGCCATCGCGTGCAATTCCGCCTCTGGTAGTATATGAAGCTCAGGGGCCTTCAATTCCGTCAATCCCGACCCATAGGGCGTCAATAGTCCCCAAAAATCAGGCAACTCTTCGGGCTTACATATACCCTTCTCGGCAACAACCCAGTGTGCCGTGCCAACCGGCTTTAACCTTGCCTCGGCGTGTGGCGTGTGTTTATTTCCAAAAGTATTCAAAAAATCACTGCGAGATACTTTGATCTCAAATACACAAACATACCACCTGTCAAACATTCTTCGCTCCCGGCCCTCATCTGTTGCTCGGCCGGCCATATACTTTTTTTCCAGACCTGAATGTCTCATATCCGCAATGGCGACAAAATCGGCAATATATCCGACAACATTCGATTCCGGCAGACCGCACATTTTGAACGAACGATTGCCTATCCATCGAACGACCATATTTTGAAGTTCCTGATGTCTTTTACTCGGCATTCCCGACTATCCTTTCCTAAACCACAAAACCACTGCAACCAAACCTATAAATTCTATTCCGACGACACCACAAGCTGGAGCTTCCACACTTGAGAAGGGTTTACGGTTATCTCGACCTCTTCTCTTCTCTCTTTCGGCCACAGGCAGG